AAATTAAATATTTTTCTGGTGTACATGCAAACGCCTGGGATCAAAAATTTTTAAATCAAAAAGTAAAATCATGGAATAGAAGTTCTAAGGGTTATACTTGCACACAAAGTCCACTAAGTGAAAATTGTAAAAAAGGTATTTGTGTTAAGAAAAAATTTGGTGTCTTATCAGGATCAAAAGGTTCTTATCCTGTATTAACAAACCTAAAAAAGATAGATCTAGATCCAGAACCAGAGTACGAATTTGACGTAACAAAACCAGATGGTATTGGCACAGCTACGGTGCATTGTAAGAATGTAGAACACCTAAATGATCAGCGTAAAAGACGTAATTCAATATCAAAAGCTGCAGGATTTTTACCACCTTTAATTAAGAATGATGAGGAGCAAGCTGTGATGGATGCGCTATATCAAACACAGAAAGTTGTACAGCCACCAGTGGGTACATCACCGAAAGAAAAACTACATGATGTTATACATGCAAAGATAAACGGACCAAAGGCAACAAGCGATGCTGCATTTAAAACTGGGTCTGTATTAATAGAAGGTGACTATGCATTCTTTAAGTTTGATAAATTTTATGACAAACTAAAAGCAAAGAATTGGAAGTATAGTGAGGACAAAACAGGACGTATGATGCAGGTATTATATCAAGAATGTGAGATAGAATTTTTAGAACAAAAAAGATTTCCATCAAAAGAATCAGGTAAGTATCATTCATCAACAAAGAATATAATACAAATAAACATAAAAACATTCGAAGAAGTACCCATACACCATACTAAAACAAAACATAAGACGGATATAATATGATTAGTAGGAAATTATTCGGGCCCCCGGGCACAGGGAAAACAACTAAACTATTAAAATATGTTAAGACATTTTTAAAACTGGGAACACCTGTAGATAAAATAGGTTACTTTGCATTTACAACTAAGGCTGCAAACGAGGCTATCGATAGAATGTTAGAATATCACACAGCTTTTGAGAGAAAAGATTTAAAACATTTTAGAACACTGCACTCTCTTGCTTTCAATCAACTTGGTATGAAAAAAGCACAGGTTATGCAGGACGAACACTACGAAGATATAGGTAGAAAACTAGGAATAGAAGTCACAGTGTATTCTAACGGGGAAGAGTCTACAGGATTTATAAATTCTGATAGTGAATATTTTAATTTAATAAATGCAGCTAGAATAAAAAATATTACCATTGAACAAGAATATAACACAGACATGTATTCACAAGATATGGATAAAAGATTATTAAAAATTATTTGTGATGAGGTGCAAAACTACAAAGATTCGTTTCAATTAGTGGATTTTACAGACATGATAGAAAAATTTATTGTGTCTAAATTGTGTCCAAAATTTGACATAGCGTTTATAGATGAGGCACAAGATTTATCACCCATACAGTGGAAAATGTTCAATATTATTAAGGAAAACAGCAAATATGTTATACTAGCAGGCGATGATGATCAAGCAATTTATGGCTGGGCAGGTGCAGATGTAAAAAAATTTCAGCAAGAAATTTCTAAGAAAGACATAATTTTGCCACAATCTTACAGGGTTCCACAAACTGTACAAAACATTGCAGACAAGATATTAAAATTAATTCCAGAAGATAGACGTGTACAAAAAAATTGGAAAGCAAGAGAAGAACAAGGCACAGTAAATTATGTGTATGATCTTGAAGACGTGCCCATAGACAAAGGCAAGTGGTTAGTATTAGCAAGATACAACGATAAATTAAATAGGCTCAAACCATTTTTAAAAGAACGTGGTATTTATTTTGAATATAAAGATAGAAAAAGTTACAAGGTGACATTGTTTAGAACCATTCTAAACTACATACGATGGCAAAAAGGTGAGGACTTATCTTTGTCTGAAGTTAAAGATATATTTGAATATACCAATACAGAAAAGGAGTTAACAGAAGAAAGAATGTATAATTTAGAAGAGTTTGGTTATGATAAAAGTATACCATGGTATGATGAATTTACGTCTGACTATGAAGAGTGTTTATACATAAGAGAAATGCTAAGCAATAAAGAAAAATTAAGAGAAAGTCCAAGAGTAAAATTATCTACAATACATTCTGCAAAAGGTGGTGAGGCAGACAATGTATTATTAATATTAGACAATACAAAAACAATACGAGACGCACTAGAAAAAAGCTCTGACAAACAAGATGAAGAACATAGAGTTTGGTATGTAGGTGTTACTCGTACAAAACAAAACCTGTACATCATGGCAGCAAAAAAGGAGGACCAAGGTTATGACATCGAAAGTTTGGGATAAACAACACGGAGGATCACATTATCAAAAATATAAAATACAGCCAAGTAAGTTTGTTGTTGAGAATGAGTTGTTATATCCTGAAGGTTGTGCTATAAAATATATCATCAGACATCGTGATAAGGGAAAGAAACAAGATTTGTTAAAAGCAATACATTTTATAGAGATGATTATCGAAAGGGACTATAATGAAAATACCTAAGTTTGAAGCACAAACAGAATGGGTAAAACCTACTGAGTTTCCAGACCTACGTGATGTAGATGAAATAGCGATAGATTTAGAAACAAAAGATCCAGACTTATTAAAGAAAGGATCTGGTTCTGTAATAGGTAATGGTGAAGTTATTGGTATTGCTGTTGCTACAAAATTTTACAAAGGATATTTTCCTATCGGACACGAGGGTGGTGGTAACATGGATAGGTCAAGAGTTCTGTCCTGGTTAAAAGATATACTAGAGGCACCATCAACAAAAATATTTCACAACGCTATCTATGATGTTTGTTGGTTGCGTGCAATGGGCTTTAAAATAAATGGTGACATAGCCTGCACTATGATTGCATCAGCGTTAACAGATGAGAATAGATTTAGATATGATCTTAACAGTTTATCGTGGCACTATCTTGGTTATGGTAAGAATGAGGCTGCACTTGCAGAAGCTGCAGAAGAGTGGGGCATAGATCCAAAATCAGAAATGTATAAACTACCTGCAATGCATGTTGGTGCATATGCAGAACGAGATGCTGAAGTAACATTAGGACTTTGGCAAGAGATGAAAAAAGAAATTATTAGTCAAGACCTGGAGGATATATTTGATTTAGAATCTGATTTGTTTCCTTGCCTGGTTGACATGAGGTTCAAAGGTGTACGTGTGGATGCAGAGCGAGCTCACGCAATGAAAAAAGAATTAATATCACAAGAAAAAGAATTACTGCATAAAATAAAAAGTGAAACAAATATTGATACACAGATATGGGCAGCAAGATCTATTGCAAATGTATTTGATATATTGAGATTAGAATATCCAACAACAGAAAAAACAGGTGCACCATCATTTACAAAAAATTTTTTACAAGAACACAAACATCCTGTTGTAAACATGATTGCACAGGCAAGAGAGATTAACAAAGCACATACAACTTTTTTAGATTCTATTCTTAGATACGAGCACAAGGGTAGAATACATGCTGAGATAAACCAACTCAGATCACAGACCGGGGGCACGGTCACTGGTAGGTTCTCCTACCAGAACCCTAATTTACAACAAATACCTGCTAGGAATAAAGATCTTGGACCTAAGATAAGGTCATTATTTATACCCGAGGAGGGCCATAGATGGGGTGTATTTGACTATTCTCAGCAAGAACCGAGGTTGGTAGTGCATTATGCTTCTTTATACAAATTACCGTCTGTTTATGATGTTGTGGATTCTTATAGCACTGACTCTGGTGCAGACTTTCACCAGACTGTTGCTGACATGGCAGATATACCAAGAAGCCAGGCAAAGACAATTAATCTTGGTTTATTTTATGGCATGGGTAAAGCTAAACTACAGGCAGAGCTAGGTGTAACAAAAGACAAAGCTGCAGAATTATTTAATACGTACCATTCACGCGTACCATTTGTAAAACAATTGATGGACAAAGCATCAAACAGAGCACAAGATCGTGGTCAGATACGAACATTGCTAGGGCGACTATGCAGGTTTCACCTGTGGGAGCCTAATAGTTTCGGTATGCATAAAGCTATGACTCACGAAGATGCACTCAGGGAACATGGACCGGGGATCAAGAGAGCATACACATACAAAGCGTTAAACAAATTAATACAAGGATCTGCTGCAGACATGACTAAGAAAGCCATGTTAGAATTATACAAAGAAGGTATCATACCGCATATACAAATACATGATGAATTGGATATATCTGTTAAAGACGAATCACATGCAAAAAAAATAATTGAAGTGATGGAGAATGCTGTTACACTAGAGGTCCCAAATAAAGTTGATTATGAACACGGGGACAACTGGGGTGAAATACATGGATAATTATGGCTTACTTAAATGCAAACATACCAGTAACTTATGCCCAGATAAGGAGAGAATATTTATATGATCTTAAAGCTCATCATGGCGAAGTTGAAGACTGTGTGGTTTTCGGAATTAGTGCGATCACTGGTCGTCCGATTCTGTTCCACGCAATTATGGAAAATGGTGCAATCTTCTACCGTCTACCAATCTCTGCTTTCATACAAAGAGGCTTTAAGCCGAAAGAAGTTCCTCAACGTAGGTTGGATGAGTTGGAGTTATGGAATTGTTTTAGTTATTATCCTGCTGTTACTTCT